TCTAATATATTGAGTTCAGCAGTTGTAGAAGTTACACCATCTAATAAATTTATTTCGGCTGCTGTAGAGGTTACTCCGTCTAATATATTTAATTCTGCAACAGTAGATGTAATTCCGTCAAGTGCGTTGATCTCAGCAGCAGTCGCTGTGACACCATCCATAATATTAAGTTCAGCAGCCGTTGCTGTAATTGCTGTACCGTTGAAGTTAATACCGTCTAAGTATGCAATACCATCGACATATAAGTCTTTCCATTCTTGTGAAGAACTTCCTAAGTCGTATGCGTTGTCTGTATTAGGAATAATGTTTGAGTTGACATCTGCACCAAAGACTACGTTATCATCTGCTGCATCACCTAATGTAAGTGTACCACCATTAAAAGTTGTAGTACCTGTAACTGTAAGATTACCACCAACTGAAACATTACCTGTGGTAGTAATTGAATCTATATATGCATCTTTCCAATACAGCGAAGAAGTACCTAAATCTACGTCACTGTCTGTAACAGGAGCCAATACTCCATCAGACAGTCTCATTTGTTCTACAGCAGCACTAGAGACTTCTACATAAAATCCCCAACGATTATTTGTATCATCAACAACAATCTTATTAAGAAAGTCTAAGTCACCGATTGTATGTATGTTACCACCGTGGCCTGCTGTGCCATCGTGTCTGTGTCCAGTTGAACTAGCACTGCTAGAACTGTATGTGAATGCGTTGACTAATTGGTTGTACTCATCATTAAATAATGCTGCTGTGATTGTATCACCATCTGCAAACGTACTTTGTCTTGTATAACTTTGTGCCATTTATTTTATCTCCTTCCTGAAGGCATATAATTTATATATAGTCCATTTATTGTATAAGGCGGTAATGAATCTTCACTAATAAATGTAAAACTATTACTATGTCCGCTACCTTGTAATGCGATTCTAACCAAAGGATTTGTTGCTCCTCCAAATACGTTAGTATTAAATACAGCATCTCCAAACAATGAAGGTGGATCAATAATACCTAAATCAAATAAGTTTGGTTGTGGTACATCTGTGCTACCGTAATCAAACCTCACTTGAACATCAGGTTGAACTACACCTTCTGAACTTGCAGAAACCTTTAAGTAATGTAAAGTCTTTAAGGTTCCTAAGTCTCCATAATCAAAATCAGGAGTTGCGTATCTTGCTAAAATTGTAGAACCATCAAAATCATTTCCTGTGTCGTGGTTATAAATATAACCTGTTCTCGATCCGTGATAATATTTTTCTATTCCGTTATTATCAAAACCTGATCCGATGGCTGTAACTTCTAATCCTCTTGTCTCAGACCATTCCCATCCGTTAGGTCTAAGCGTTCCTATAATTCCTTTTTGGTCTGTTGCTGATAACGAAGAATCTCTATAAAATAATCTGTATTGAGATTTTTCTCTTAATACAATACTATTGATTGTAAAACTATTTATGTTTTCTGCTAAGTCAGATACCAAAGGTTGTATTGCTTTACTGACTGTACCTAGCTCAACGTCACCAATTCTTGCTGTACCTGCAACTGTTCTTAAACCGTCTGGTGCTAAAAATAGTAAGTCACCACCAATCTCTTGAACACTGTATCCGCTTAAACAACCTACGTTTTCAGTGATAGGATCAATGCGAATGCTTGAGCTATCATTTATATTAACTAACTTATGTATGCTGTTTTCAGCAAATACTATTAAATCTTCACGGAATCCTTTGATTCCTTGTACTTGATCAGATATTGTAACTGATCCTGCTCCAGAACCTGTAAAGTTATCTGGATCATTATAAACACTATAATATACAGTGTTTAAATTATTTGATACACCAGCAGCAATTAAATGGTGATCGTGTATCGTTATGTATTTTACAGACTCACTACCTGTTACAGTTATCTCAAATGCAAAAAATGTTCTGGTGTTTAAAGCTCCTGTTCCTTCCATACGAAAGCTGTATAGCTTATTTGCACCATCTGCAATGATAACTTCACCGTAATCATAATCAGCGCCTTCAAATAATACAAACTGACATTGTCCTTGTCCTGTTCTGTTTAAAACTGAACGGCCTGTAAAGGCTGTATAATTATCACCACCACCTGCTACAGAACTTCTGTTTATTTGCAACCACGTTGCACCGTCATTACTAAAATATATATCATCACTTACAGTAACGATAACTCCATCACCATACGGAAATACACCCAATGTCGTGTCTGAACTTCCTGAAGGTTGTGCTGATCCGTATTTAGTAAAACCATTGATACGTCTATAACCACCTTCTATAGAAACTTCAAAATTTCTCAGTTCTTTTGCTACTCCCGGAGTTCTTAATAAATCAATTGCATTTGCTGATTTAACTAAACCTCCACCGCAAGGAACTGTGTATGGTTGAGTTGCTGCCATTTTAAACTACTCTAACTCTATCGTCTGTTATATATTTTGGTGCAGGACTAAGCATATTAGATTTCATTTGTCTTAATCCTTTTTTATAATCATCCAAAGCAAAAGCTGCTGCCTGCATATTTTCTTTAAATTGATGCATATGATATCTTGCTCTTGCAATCAGCACAGGAACATATACATCAGGAAACACAATCGTATCTCCGTGTGCGCTTAATGCTGTTGGTAAGTCATAAGCAAAAAACCAAACTCTATAAACTTTCTTAGGAATAGGACTCAATCCAAACTTTCTACCGTCTGGACTTCTAAAAACCACATTGGGTTCTCCCCAGTTTTGAGAATCTGTATCATCTATATTCTCAGCTTCTCTTCTAAAATCTTTCCAATCTTCAAGCGTAACATATCTTAGGTTACGGCTTGTATAAGGTGTTGACTCACCACTTACACCAATGGTTGTCAAATAAAAATCGTTCCAGTCTACTGCTCCGTAATCCGTTGTCAAAGAACTAGAAGATTCTTTTAGTTCGTACCATCTCGTACCTGCAACCGTTTCAAGATATACATTACCGTAAAAAGGATCTGTTGATCCACTTTCACCTGTAGCAAGAAAAGACCAACGAGGCTCTGATGTAACTATATCGTTGTATGCTCTATTGATACAATCTTTTGCGTGTTGTTGAATACCTGTTGCACTTGCAAAAGTACTAGAGGTTAATACAATTTCATTTACTTCTCTTAGTAATTCGTTTGTAGCTTGTAAATAAGTAGTTGCCATTTTTATTTTTTATGTTTTTTCTGTATTTCAAAGTTAGCGTATAAGCTTGCTCCTTTATGAGGAACGTACTTACCTGTGTGTTTCATTAGTTTGTAGCCTTTACCAGCCTTCATCCAATGATATCCTTTAGGTGCTTTAACTTTCATACTTATATTTCATTGTGTTCATACCAGCCTTGGCATCACACTTTTTAACTTTATCTTTTATATCTGAGTATTGAACAACTCCGCCTTCACCGTAAGCCATTCTTTTTTCTTCTGCTTTTTCACCTTTATTGTACATTTGTCTTTTGTATCCCGGCATTGTTGTCTCCTCTTATCCTTTTTGTCTGTTAAAATTCTTTTGGGGTTTTCCAAAAATCCTATCAAAATTTTTATTGTATGTTTGTCTTTCTTGTCTAGTCATTTTCATTCTTTTTCCTGCTAGACCTAATTTTCTGTTTCCTTTTTTCTTGTTTTTAAAAACTACAGGATTTGCATCGTTTCCTATCTGTGGCATTTGTTTCCTCTTTTCTGAGTATGGGGAAGGAACTTATAATATGTCCTTCCCACACACCGTTTATTGCTTTAATTAACGATTAGTCAATTACAAAGAAAGCAGATACTAAAGCTTCGCTTCTAAGAACGTCAGCGCCATAAACGTGAAGTCCTCTAACGATATCACCAAAACTTGAAGGATCACGAAGAACCTCAGTTTGAGTGATTGCTTGTGCAGTAGCTGTAGATGAAATATGTCCAGCCAAAACTTTACCAGTTGCATTAGATGTTGCAGCGATATTGTTTGATTTGTACATATCAAATCCACGTAACTTTCCACTTGATACTAGTCCGTTGCGGATAGAACCTTGACCTGCGTTGAAGTCTACTGACATTAGTTTAGAGCTTGATTTAGCAAGTTCTTCGTAGAACGTAGGACCAGCTAGGAACCATCTTCCTTCTTCAGGAATGTTTTGCTCATCAAGTAGTCTAGCCATTCTAGCCATAAGGTCAATAGCGTCAACACCAGTGCCATCAGAACCAAGCAAGTCAACAGAGTTGGTTGCGTGAGTCATAGTAGCATCAGCAGTTGAGCTGTCAGAACCGATAATATGGTCAGGTGAAGAACTAGATACACCTGCAAACATTTCAGCGATAACACCTTCATCAAAAGCATCTCTAAGAGCGTAAGCAGCAGAAGAGGATGCAACCTCTTTGAAGTTTACGTGAGACATAGATTTCTCAATGTCATCTACTTTGAATTTGAAAGCGTTAGCTACATCAACAGTTAAGGTTTCTTCAACGTCAGTCAACTTTGTTTGAGTAACATCTTGTCCTCTTTCATACTGATAAACAGTAATCGTAGGCTCTTTGATGATTCTTACAGTATCTCCGTAAGCGCTAATTTCTCCAGAGTAATCAGTATTAGTGATTGCTTCTGCTACTGAGGCTTTTCTAAAAAAGTTAAGTACCTTCTTGGAATAAACCTTCGGTAAGAAGAAGGAATTAGTTTGTCCACTTACGGAGTTCGCAAAGTTGGCATCTGTATCAGTTGACGGCTCAAATAAAGCATCAGATTGATTGTAAGCCATTTTAATACACCTTTATATGTTAAAAGTTATAATTTTAACCACGAACCCTGCCTTCTTCAATAGCTTGATCTATCTCTGATTCAAGACGATCAAACTCATCCATAGACAGGTTTGCGATCTCCTCTTGAGTCCAAATTTTAGGTTCTGCTGTAGTATCTATAGTAGTCGTCTTAGTAGATACCATATCCGCAGCCTTTGAGCTTGAACTCGTTGACTTCCTTTGAGCTTGTTGTTTCTCTTGAGAAGTAATACCCATATCTTGTTTGAATAGATCGATTGCTCGACTTGCTAAACCAACATTATTGGGGTTGCTATAAACCCACGCTTGAATATCTTCAGGTTGTTCTTTTGCCCAATCGTGAAATTCATCACTGTCTCGAAGTTCTGCAAAATCAGGATGCTTATTGTAAAGCTCAGACTCTGCTTCCTTTCTTAGAGCTGCTGCTTCTCTTTCTTGTAAAGACGCAATCTTAGAATTTAATTCTTCGACTTTCGCTTCACTTTGTAAGTGTGAAACAGTTTCAACCACATCATAGACATCAGGATATTGTGCTTTAAATTGTTCAAGTTCTTCGACACTTTTAGGAGCTTTATACTCAGGTCTTGAAGCAGTTGCTTCTTGAATGAGTTCTTGCTCTCGTTGTCTAAACTCGTTAAGCTTACTATCGTAATGCCTTTTCAAGTCATCGTACCTTTTTTTATAGTCAGGCTTTTTATATGCTTCATTTTTAGATACTTGTTTAGTTTCTTGCGGTTCCTCACTTTCTGTTTGTTGTACAGGTGTTCTAGGTTCTACAAATAAACTATTAGCACTATCAACATTAGCTGTTGGCATAACATCTTCCGTATGCCAAGATTTTCTCCTATTATACGGATTAGGTACGGGTTCATTTTTTGCTTCTTCAGTAGAAGCTACATTTTCATTGTCAGTCATTTTACTCTCCTTTCCTCTGTGCTTACTCTACCAAGGTGGCTTATTCCAAGAACGTCTTCTAAATAAGTGCTTGCCTAAATAAGGTGGCATCAAAAGGTATTTTACTTTTTTAAAATGTAGAGTGCTGTCTGACTAGGACAGGTGGCTCTACGGTTAACGAGCAAGTAAGGTATTACGAGGATTAAGCATCATCATATTCTTTTTGTTTTCTCGATCTTGAAGCTGTTCAGGCATTAAAGCTTGTCCAGTTTGTTTAGGTCGAGAAGCCATTTGAATACTTGTATCTTCTTCTTCCTCTTCGGGCATTACATACCCACCTTCTTGTCTCATTTGTCTAGCATCAGCATCCATTTCAGCTTGTTCCATCATACTTTGAAGTTTATCAGGACCAATTTCTTCGGTTGCTTTTGCTGTTATGACAAATTCCCCATCCGATAACCTTGCAGGTATCGAATCGGACATTCCAGTTCCCGGACCTTCAACGGGTCCAGAACCTGCAAATTCTGAAGCTGTTTCTACAACTTGATCAAAGATCATACTGAGTCGATCATCTTGTTCAAGTGCAGTCAGCAAATATTCTTCGTCTTCGGGAGTCAAAGACTCACCGACTATAAAATCTATATAGTTGTCTTCCATCTCTTCGTC